GTAGAGCATTATTTTTTCCATCTAATTGGTGTTTCCCACACTGTTCAACACCAGTAGAGTCTGGAAAGAAAAGAGTAGCAGTCACTTGGTATTACTGTAAAGACCATCTAGTCTGATAAATACTCAAAAAACCGTGAGTAATGGCAAATAATAAAGAGCTGTCCCAATTTGCAAACGTCGTTGGATATAACGGCGGTAATATTGGTATTAATGATAATGATCCAGATACACGACTATCAGTAAATTCTGGCGCAACCAATGTAGTCGCCAAATTTACATCAACTGATCAAAACGCATGGATTCAATTTAGAGATAACTCTACAACTGATACTGCTGTAATGGTCGGTGCTGATGGTGATAATCTTTTACTCCGTTCAGGATCAAATGAAAG